TCATTCAAAGTCAAAACCTACAGTATCTGACTTATTCCAATGCTGATTCATTTGCTCTGAAACTTTCTCTCTCGGGAGTCCTTCTTCAACATAAAAAAACCGAGTTTCCTTACTCTTTTTAAGCATCATCAAATGATAATTCACTACACATTTTTTCAATGTAACCGCAAAATCTCGTTGTGAATGATCAGTTAAATCTTGCTCTGCTTTTTCAATATCTTCATGCTGAATAAGCCAATTTAATTGCAAAGGATCACCATGATCAATTGGCACTGTAAGAACCTCTCCATCCTTAAAGCCACCTAAATATGCTATTTTCATGTTTTTCTCTCTTTTTGTTTTGTTGTTCATGTATTTATTAAATCATAAAAAGTAGCCAAGAAGAATTGAGAAGCACAACAGTCTTACCAAACGACTACGTAACTATAAAAAATAAGTTATTAATAATTATAATAATTTTATACCAATATTGTGATAGCACAATTATTATGTGAGTTATTAATTGATTCTGCACCAATGAGATGGTGGGAAGATGCGGGATGAACCGGGACTAGATGGGATGAAAGTATTGAGCTGCAATAGTTTTAAGATTTTTATATTAAAGGCAAAGCTGGATCAAGACTTTGCCTTTTTTCTGCACTAAAAAAAAGAGATTAGATTAATGAATGATTTTTTTTCTAATTATTTTGCACTACGCTTGGGAGCTTTTTAATGAAGCAGTTTTGATGCATGTCTCAAGAAAATCTTTAACCCCTGTGTGATCTTTACCATACACGTCCATTTCTATCTTTACCCCATTAAATTCAACTTTTAGTGATGTACGTTGTGTATCTTTTTCCTCTGCATTTTCATTAAAAAACTTGAGGATATTAGAATCAGGCATATTAAGCAGCACTCCTTATTAAATTTTTAATTGATAGTTCCAGTGCTTCTACATTTGAAGCGTTGTCAATATACAATGTGTAAACAGCTATAATCAACAACGTTTTCTTATCGTGCGACATAGTACGTCGCTGAACAGAAAGCTCATTCTCTACAAGATAAATGGCTGTATTCAATAATTTTTTATCAAAATTTTGGCTCTCTGCATCTGTCAAAGCAGTATATAGCATTACTATAAATTCTGCTTTTGCACTTGGTGTCATTGTTTTATGTTGTTGGTTAAGCGCTTGTTCAGTCGTTTCAAATGATTGTTGAAGCTTATCTCTGTGTATTGCTGTTGTTATTGTTAGCCCTTCAGTTTCTATCTTTTTATTACTTGCATTACTTTTAACATGATTAGTAATTGTCTCAATAGCAAAAGGTTCACCTATTCCATTTTGTACCCATTGTTCTGATGCGCCAGTAGCTTCAGCTATTTTTATTGCTACAGAGTTATGCATTGTTGCATTGCCTTTTGTGAATATACCAAATGTTGTTGATCTTGAAAGCCCTAGTCTTCCAGCCCAACCATATAGAGATTCCCCACCTCCTCTCTGCTTCTCACCATGCAACATTAGGAAGTACATCCGTTTTTGTATATCCGTTAAATGTTGTTCGTAATTAAACTCTTTAAATTGCGAACAATCTTCAAGATTAAAATCAGAATAACGAACACTTATATATTGTTTATTATCAGACATTTACTAGAAACACCCCTAAATTTGTTCGTAATTTGTTTTACGAACTATTTACAACGAACCATTTACGAACTATTCTAGCGTTAGATTCAACAAACGTTGATTCTAACGAGCTAAAAAAATGCCATTTATGGCACAGGTTAAGGAGTTCTTATGGGTGCAATCACACAAAACCCAAGCGAACAAATAATTTGGGATAGATACTCAATCAAAGCAGCAATTTACCGTAAGGGCGGTAGTCTTGCAGCATTAGCGAGAGATCACCAAATGCCTGAATCTTCTATTCGTAGCGCATTGATTAAGCCAAGTTTAGAAGCAGAGCGTGTTATCTCCAAATTTCTAGAAAAGCCTTTATTTGAGCTATTTCCAGAGCGCTGGACAACTGATAACAAGCGTATTTATCCACGTTACAACAAGGGCAAATGTAAATGAAAGCGTACTACAGCATTGCTGATTTACAAGCACTTGAACTAACGGGTTTACCTACAACCCGTCGCGGTTTAGAAAAATACGTTTCAAACAAGCAGTTCAAGTATAGAGAAGTTCCAAGTCGAGGGAAAGGAGGACTGAGAAAAGAGTACGAACTTAATGAAGAATTAACACAGTTGATTGTTCTTAAACAAATGAAAAGCGAATTATCTGATGTTGTTAATTACGAACAACCATTAGAGGTTTCTCTTTTACCTAACTTACCTAATGCTAATGATTTAGTGAATTGGCAACGTGAAATTGCAGAAAATCGTTTATTTGTTGTTCGATTTATCCAGCAAAAAATCAATGCTGGTATGAAAAAGACTAAAGCAATAGAGCAATTTATTGCTGATGCAGTTGACCACAGTTTGCCTAACGAAATGCAAGAAGCAATCAAAAAGGCTAATGCCAAAGCTGGCTCTGACCGCACTGTCAGTCGCCGCTCCGTATTTGATTGGATAGGCGCTGTTGAAGATGCTGAGAAACACAAGATTAACTTATTGAGTGTTCTTGCACCCAAACAACGTACATCAACTATTCCAGCATGGGCAACTGCTCTATTAAAGCTATGGGGCCAACCACAAAAGCCGACTTTAGCCGCATGCATGGAATTACTTCCAAATCATTTAGAGAGCGGTATCGCCTGCCCTAGTTATTCGCAAGCTTATCGCTTCTTAAATGAAAAAATGGGAAATGTTGAAGTGCAAAAAGGCCGAATGGGAACACGAGAATTGAAGAACATAAAACCTTTTATTCGTCGTGATACTCAAAGCTTATTTGCTACCGATGTTTATACAGCGGATGGTCATTGTTTCGATGCTGAAATAGCTCATCCAATTCATGGAAAGCCTTTTCGACCTGAAATTACATCAATTATTGATGTTGCAACTCGTCGTATTGTGGGCTGGTCAGTTGACCTATCTGAAAACCGTTGGGCTGTACTTGATGCGATCAGAATGAGTGCAACAGAGTGCGGGATTCCAGCAATTTTTTACGTTGATAATGGTTCAGGATATAAAAATGATCTTTTAAAAGGTCGTGCCAACGGTATTTTAAGCCGCTTGAATGTCACAGTTTCTCATGCTTTGCCTTACAACTCTCAAGCAAAAGGCTTGATTGAACGTAGCCATAAAACACTTTGGGTAAAAGCTGCTAAGAATCTGCCGACATACATCGGTAAAGACATGGACTCTGAAGCCAGCAATAAATCACATAAGTTGACTCGTAGTGAAATTATTAAGTTCGGTCAAGCAAAGTCTTTGATGCCTTGGATTGATTTTGTGAACTATGCAGCAAGTGTTGTTGATGCTTACAACAATAAACCTCATAGCAGTCTAAAGCGAATCATTGATCCAGTGTCAATGAAATCACGACACATGACACCGTTAGAAATGTGGAATGTCTCGTTAGATAACGAGTATCCAATTGATCGTGTTGACAATTGGGATATTGAGAATTTCTTCAGACCAACAGTAGAACGCAAAGTTCGTCGTTGTGAAATTGAGTTATTCAGTAACAGATATTTTCACCGCGACCTTGAGCAATATCACGATGAAATAGTTCAAGTAGGTTATGACATCCACTGTGCTGAAAAAGTAACTGTACGTGATATGGATGGACGTTTGCTTTGTATTGCTGTCTGGAATGATAACAAGCGTGATTATTTCCCTAAAACAGTAATTGAACAGGCACGTGAACAACGCGCGAGTGGTCGTTTACGTCGCTTAGCCGTGAAGCAATCTGAAGCTATTGCAGAAATGAATCCGCAAAAAGTAATTGAGCATTTAGAACAGCAGACTGTTATTCCGTTCCCTAGCCGTCGTGATCATTCCGCAATTCTAGCTGAAATGAATGCTTTACCAACCCATCAAGAAAAACAAGTTTTTGATGTGAAATTCGTCATTCCAAATGAACAAACGAGTAATGAAGTTTCACACTCAAATGATGAAAAAGTCAGACGTTGGGTTCAAATTGATCAAGCAATTTTAGACCAACAAGAGATATCAGAGGAGGATAAAAAATACTGGAAAAACTTCCAGTTATCGAAAGCGTTTGGACGCTTGCGTGAAGATGATAAGCAGTTGCAACAGCACCTAGAAAATACTGAGCAACTGCGCTTATCAAGTGGTCTTTAGTTTTGTTACAGCAAAACCAAATTTAACGAACGATTAAAGGATGAAGTACATGAATAATTATGTCAATGGTGGAATCGCAGACATTCGTAATATAGCTCAGTGCTATGACGCTGTGATGCGTACTTTACAACGTAACCCTAACTTAGCTGGTCTTGCATGCTTCTATGGGCCATCGGGATTTGGTAAGTCTTTTGCGGCAAACTATGTGGCAAATAAGACAGGCGCTTATTATGTTCAGGTGAAATCAACCTATACCAAAAAGTCATTTTTACAAGCGTTATTGCGTGAAATGGCTATCCCTGAGCCTAAAACGCTTAATGACATGATGGAGCTTGCTGCAAGCGAATTAGCTAAGACTAATAAGCCACTCATTGTCGATGAGTTTGACCATCTTGCTGATAGTAGCCGTGTTGAAGTCGTGCGCGATCTATACGAAGCATCGCAAGGCACAATCATCATCATCGGTGAAGAACGATTACCTAAAAAACTCGAAAGATGGGAACGTTTTCATGGGCGCATTCTGAATTGGGCAGCCGCATTACCGACTGATTTGAATGACTGCAAATTACTGAAAGACGTTTATGCACCAGACATTCATATCGAAGATGCTGTCTTAGAACGCTTACTTGTAGCGGTTAAAGGATCAACTCGTCGTGTATCCAGCAACTTGGAAAACTTAAAAGAACTGACATTAGAAAATGGTGAAGACACTGTGACTTTGGCAAACCTTAAAACCATTTTACCACACGGTTTTGTCACTGGCGAAAGTCCAAAGCCACGAACGTTTTAAGAGCCACTAATGTTAAATGTCAGCAGAAATATCGGAAAAAATAAAATGGTACATGTAGTAAATCAACCCTATCAATCACCACGTCAACGTGTCTGGGTTGAGATTCGTAAAAATAGTAAAAGTTTCACAATTGCTCAAGTTGCTGAAAACGGCAACATGAAATATGAAAGTGCGCGCAGCTTCATTAAAAGTCTTGAGAAAGCTGGTGTAGTGCGCATCACTAAAGTAACTCCCCTACATCACGATAACTGCATAGTTAAGCAACGTGTTTACGAGTTAGTTAAGGACTTGGGGTACAACGTTCCAGAACTGACAAAGACTGGTGAAATCGTAACAACAATCACTGGTAATAAGTTGATGTGGAATACCTTACGAATTACACGACATTCCTTTGATGCTGATGAACTCGCACGTATAGCCTCTACTGAAGACGTGAAGATTGCGTCAAATACAGCAGATGCATACTTACGTGCTCTACACAAAGCAGGCTACTTAAGTATCACTAAACCAAGCAATACGCATGGTGGAAAGACTAAATACAGATTAATCGCTGGTAAAAACACTGGCCCATTTCCGCCGCAACTTCAACGCGCAAAACAAATCTTTGATCCAAATATCAATCAAGTCGTATTCAGTGAATCACCTGAATTAGAAGAAGAATTGAAACATGGAACATTATTAGGAACTGAACAATGAATACTCAAGCTCAACAAATACAACACTTGGAAGAAGCGAAAAATAATTTTGTTAGGCATGACCGCGCTCGACTTGTTGCTGAACTTGCAACAGAGCGTCAAAAAACAACCATTGCTAAAACTGAATTGGTTTATAGCAAACGTTTCTATCGTCTACTTGTATGCATTCTAGTTGCTCTCATTGTCGTTATGTACGGAGGGCTATGGTATGCAAAAACTGCCTTGTCATCAGCTTGTATCTGAACATGAAGAATGGAAAGAACTTGTTTATTCCCGAATAGACGAACTTGGGAGTATTCAAAAAGTTGCAGATGAATTGGGGTATGCCCGCACAAGCGTGTCACTTGCATTACGTGACAAGTATGTGGGCAGTACAGAGAAACTTGTGAAACGCGTCTATGAAGTGCTAAGCCAAGTTCAATGCCCTTACTTAAATCAAGCCATAACCTTCGCGAAATGCAAAGGTTATGAAGAACGTGAAGCACCCACTCAAAACCCTTCTGAAATGAGACATTGGCGTGCATGTAAAAGTTGTGAAGTCGGATATAACAAGAGGCTTGAACATGATCACAAAGTATAAACATTGGAATTCTAAAGAATTAAATGAGCTTGTCAGTCTACATAACGCAGGCCATTCAACAGAAATGATTGCTGAATCTTTACAGCGAACAACAGGCTCAATCAATGCCAAAAGAGAGCAATTACGAACCGAGGGCCGTATCAAGTCCAATATTAATCACTGGACTAATAAGCAGGTGAAGACTGCAATTGAAATGCTTAACGATGGTCATTCACATACTTCCATAGGTCAAGCGATAAATCGCAGCCGCCCATCAGTTAGCAACATGATTAAGCGCCTTGTTCAACAAGGGCAAATTACTAGCAGTAAGGAGAAAACACTTTGAATAATGCTCTACAAATACCTAATGGCTACCGTCAAGACATGAAAGGTCGCTTAATCCCTGAGTCACAAGTCAAAGCAATTGATGTTGAACGTAGTGATTTAGTTGAGCGTTTGATCGAACGAGCTAAGCAAGAACAAAGTCGTTTACGCGAATTTAAAGAATTGGCTTTTGGTGATATTGCGGCATTCATTCAACTTTCAGCGGAGCAATATGAAGTCCAACTCGGCGGCTCAAAAGGAAATGTGACGCTTTATAGCTTCGACGGACGTTTCAAGATCATTCGTCAATGCCAAGACTACATCCGCTTTGATGAGCGTCTACAAGCGGCAAAGGCTTTGATTGATGAATGTATCCAGTCGTGGTCATCTGATTCAAATATCAATTTAAAGACGCTAGTTCTTGATGCATTCCAAGTAGACAAAGAAGGAAAAATCTCTACTGGTCGAGTGCTTGGGCTACGTCGTCACAACATTGACGATCCAAAGTGGTTACAGGCGATGAAAGCCATTTCTGACAGCATCATTGTCACTGATAGTAAAGATTACATTCGTTTTTATGAGCGTGACGCTGATGGTAAGTATCAGCCGATTTCCCTTGATTTTGCGAATGTTTAATTTGTGGAGAAGTCAATGAAGCGTAATGAGGATGCAAAACAGTCGGATTTTCTTGAGGAAAATGGTTTAAGGGTTGAACGTAAATATAACCTTTGTGGTTATTTCGAGTACCACGTTTTAAACCAATCAAATGAAACCATAGCCAAAAATACAGTCCAAAAATTTGCAATAGATTTAGCAATGAACACCCTTAAACCTTAAGCGAAACACAGGCTACATGCCTGTGTCTGCTGGATGTCGTGATCCAGTACTGATGAGCAGCGATTAGGAGTTTAGAAATGGTTAAAACCTCAGAAGATGTAGCAAATGCAGCGGAACAATTGGCTTTGAAATATGCCAAAGTCTTTTTTAAAAACAATCCAAAAGCATCTAAACAAGAAATTTTCCAACGAGCATTTTTGATCGGCATGACAACGGGTGTTGAGATGCTTACTTATAAGGAGAAATCCAAGTGAAAAAATGCACTATTGGCAACCGCCACAAATGGGAACATATCAAAAATGTTCAGGTTCAAACACAAACAACAAGAACCATATCGATCAGCTTAAAAGGTCTCTATAAATGCGCTTGTGGTGCTAAGAAATATGGGTTCATGCAATGATCAAAATTGAAGATTTAGAAAATTTACCACCTGAAGTTATTCAAAGCATCAAGGAGACTTCTTAAATGTTAATTATTGCTTATTTTATAGTTTTTTTTATTGGCGTTGCTGCTTGTTTTAAAGAAGCAAAAACCGCATGGGTAGCTCGAAAAAACAACGGCTTAACTGTTTTTGAAAAACGGGCTTATACAATTATAGCAAGTGCGTCAGTTCTTATCGCTTTTGCTGGCATTGGCGGCTTAGCACAAGCAGTCATTCGTTCTGGAGTAATTCAATGATTACCACCAAATTAGAAGAAATGAACGATCTGAATCTAAAAACCGTAGCTAAACATTGTGATCCAGAAATTAAAGTTTGGCATCAGGTTGGTGGTGAGGATATTGGCACGGTTTTGACGGATTATTACAAGTTTTCAACTCACATAATGATCCAGCTTGCCAATACCCGTGCAGAGCTTGCAAAGTTAAAAGGGAAATAAAATGGCTTTAACTAAGGTACAAAAAGATTTTGTAATTGGTAGGCTTAAAAACCAATGGCAGCAAGTAAGACTTAAATGTGATGGTTTTGAAGTTGCTTTAGGCTTAGTTCAAGTCACAGATTCTAAGCTTGCCGTTAGTATTTATATTGATGATTATTTTAAAGGTGCTTGGATAATTAAGCCGAATGATCATGTAGAAAGTAAGTTTTTACCCATTCGGACTAAATCTGTATATAGCCCAGCACGTAAGAAACAAATACTCAAAGAGTTTGGAAAGCGTAATAGTTACAAGTATTTTCCTGATTTAGATAAAAAAATTGAGAGCAAAGGTACTCATTTTTCTTCAGGTCATGCAGCTCTCAATCACTTGGTCAAAGTCAGTGATTCAATCGAGTTGATTACGGAGATGCCAGCATGACCAGCACCAGCCGTAAAAATCGTTTGGCAGCAATACACATGGGAAAAAAATCGCTTGGTCTTGATGATGATATTTACCGTGACATGCTTGAAGCTGTCACTGGTAAACGATCCGCTAAAGACATGACTGACGATGACCTTGTGGACGTTTTAAAGCACTTGGAGACATTAGGCTTTAGCCAGCGCAAGGACTTTGGTCATAAGCCCAAAGTCACTCTGACTAAACAACAGCTTACAGACAAGATTGAAGCCTTGCTTGCCGAAACGGGCAAGCACTGGAACTATGCTATCGGCATTGCAAAAAAAATGTTTGATAAGGAGGCGTTAGAATTTTGTACAGCGCGTGAGCTTTGGAAAATTGTCGCAGCACTTGAATATCAGAAAAAACGGAGGCTGAATAAAGATGAATGATGAGTTTTTAGATAAGCTGCCTGAGACATTACAAACAATGGTGCGTTTGACTGATCTAACGACAACTCTAGCGATTGTTGAACATTTTGGCGGTAGTGAGTTAAAACTCCCTACCCTAAAAATGGTGAATGATCGCCATGAACTTGCCCACCTGATTGGTTTTAATAACCTGAAACAGCTTTGTCAGTATTGGAATGGGGATAATATTTATATCCCTTATGCGAGTGAATACGCCAAGTTCTTACGTGATGAAAAAATCCTCCATGATAGTAAGCGCATGACTGACCGCGAGCTTGCAAAAAAGTACAATATCAGCAGTCGCTGGGTACGTGAGATTAGAAGGAGAAGTCGAAAACCGCAGGAAGTAAAAAAAGATGTTCAGCAGCTTGATATGTTTGAATCCTAGTTAGAAAGCCACATTAAAATGTGGCTTTATTTTTAATCATAATTATAAGTTTCCATTGGAAGTCGTTCCATCTAAACACTCCTGTATATAAATATAAAAATGTACTCAATAACAAAGTTATGGGGTACTTATGCGAGTCACTAAAAATTTCACATTAGCAGAGCTATTACATAGTAATACTGCTGTCAGACTGGGTATAAAAAATATCCCATCAACAGACCATCAAGCAAACTTAATTACCGCATGTCACGAGCTTTTTCAGCGTGTACGAGACGTATTAGATAAACCTGTTTTGATCAGTTCAGGCTATCGTTCAATTGCAGTCAATAATGCTGTAGGTGGTAGTAAAACGTCTGCCCATTCTGTTGGTTATGCAATTGACTTTATTAGTCCATCTTTCGGCTCACCAGCAGCCGTCGCAAAGTTTCTAGCGACTGAATTACCGAAGCGAGGTATCAAGTTTGATCAGATCATTCTTGAATTTGATTCTTGGGTACACATTGGCTACAAGAATCAAGCTGGTCAGCAACGCGGTCAGGTTCTAACAGCCAAGAAAGTTAAGGGCTTAACTCAATATTCGAATGGAATCAACTGATCATGACACATCAAATAAAACGCCCTAAGCGTCCTCTTCAGCAACTAAAGAAGGCAGAAGCCAATATTGCCAAGCAAGTGCAAATGTCCAACATCATTGAACGCTTACATGCTGAACATAATGAGCAATTGGATTTCACTCACGAACAGGCCCATAAAAAGGGTTACAGCGCTGGCCGTTTGAAAGGGGCAAGTGATTTAGCTAATCAAAAGAAGCGTTAGAAAAAGCTCACAGAAAGCAGATGCTTGAACAGTCTTTACAGCATAAATCGAGTATTTCAACATTGAAAAATCAAATTGATTTTTTAAGTAAGTTGAATGAAAACGATGCATCTTTTTTTGAACCACAACGTAAGTTTTTAGTTGAGAACTGGCGACACGGTTGGAAATGGATTTCAACATGGTCATTCGCACTAATTACTCTCGCGGCTACCGTTCCGATCCCGCCTGAAGTTTTGGCCATATTACCTGAGCATATTCGTTTAGGCGTTATAGCTGGTATCGCAATTAGCGGTGGGATTCTTCGCTTTGTTAATCAGTCAAAATCATTACCCCTGCTGATGATAAGGGGGCTGCATGACATTCCAGCTTGAACCTTATCAAGTGTTTTTAATCCTTGCTTCAGTCATTGGGTCTGTGGTTGGCATGGTTAAAGTTTTGGGTAATCAAATTAATAGCAATATTCAGCAAAACTTTGAATCCACGAACCAAAAAATTGAAGAAGTTGCTAAACAAGCGGCCAAAGGTCAGGAAGAAATTCGTGCTTTAGAGCGCCAGTTTTTAGAGTTTAAAGCTGATATGCCTTTTCGCTATATCGCACGTGATGATTATATTCGTGGCCAAACCGTACTTGAGTCAAAGCTTGATGCAGTTGCAGAAAAACTAGAGAAAGTACAAATCAAACAAGGGGTTCAACCATGAGCTTTGATGTTCAAAAAATTCGGCGTGAAGGGATGCGCTGGCATTTACTAAATGCGTTAGATAAAGCACGTCCTTTAGGGGCATTAGATACGTTGCTGCTTGATGTTATGCAAGCAATTTATCCAGATACCACCCCTCAAGAGTTGCATATTCAACTTGACTATCTACAAGAGCGTAAGATGGTCGAGATTACAAAGCGCCCTGATGGACATTGGCATGCAAAGCTTGATCGTCTTGGTATTGATTGTGTTGAGTACACGATTGATTGCCAAGCGGGTATTGCACGCCCTGAAAAATACTGGAAGTAATTATGGGACGTGAGTCTGCAATTGATCAATTAAATCCTGAAGATAAGCAATGGCTAGATCGCCGATTTATGGATTGTGGCTTTAATGGCTATGAGGAAATTGCAGCCATTTTAGCTGAACGTGGTTATAACATTGGTAAATCCAGCGTACATCGTTATGGGCAAAAACTTGAGCAAAAGTTAGCTGCAATCCAAGCCAGCACACAAGCTGCTTTGCTGTTTAAAGATGCTGTCAAAGATGATGGCGAAGCTCTTAACTCAGCAATGCTTTCTATGGTTCAGTCTGAATATTTTGAGTGTTTCATTGCATTGCAGCAGTTAAATGAAGATACCAAGCCTGAAGAACGTCTAACGCTTTTAGCAAAAGTTAGTAAGGGTGTTGCTGAAATTTCAAAGGCTTCTGTGAATCAGAAAAAATGGGAACTGGAAGTTCGTGACAAAGTTGAAGCTGCTGCTAAAGCGGTTGAGAACATTGTCAAGAAAGGTGGTCTATCTGAAAAATCGGCTGCTGAAATCCGTTCTCAAATTCTGGGGATTGCTAAAAAATGACGATGAACCCTACCCCACTTGCTGACCTATTGCCTGATTTTGACCGTGTACCAGCAGTGTTATTGCCCTATCAGCAAGAGTGGGTAGCAGATGAAAGCCCGCTTAAAATTGCAGAAAAGTCGCGTCGTATCGGTTTAACGTGGGCTGAAGCTGCTGACGTTTCTCTCATAGCATCAACGGATCGCAGCGCAGGCGGTCAAAATATCTATTATGTTGGTTACAACAAAGATATGACTGTCGAATTTATTCAAGCGTGTGCGATGTGGGCAAAAGCTTATGACCTTGCTGCTGCCGAGATAGAGGACGGTATTTGGGAGGACGGGGAAAAACAGATTCAGACGTTTATTATTCGTTTTCCGAAGTCGGGGTTAAGAATTGAAGCACTCACCAGCCGTCCATCCAACTTACGTGGTCGTCAGGGTGTTCTAGTACTGGATGAAGCCGCGTTCCATGATGACTTAGATGAACTGATTAAGGCTGCAATGGCGTTCCTGATCTGGGGCGGTAAAGTTCGGATTATTAGTACCCATGACGGTGAAGACAACCCCTTTAATGTACTAATCCAAGAGATTAGAGCTGACAAGCGGAAAGGTACAGTACATCGAATCACGTTTCATGAAGCTGTTGAACAAGGGCTTTATAAGCGTGTTTGTATGCGTAAAGGTACAGACTATGATCTCGAAGAAGAAAAAGTCTGGGTAGAAGAAATATATTCATTCTATGGCGATGGTGCTACAGAGGAGTTGGATGTAATTCCTAGCAATGGCGGTGGTAAATGGCTGTCAGTTGCTTTACTCAATAAGCGTAAAAACTTTGATATTCCTGTTTTAAGATTCACTGCACCGAAGCACTGGGAGCATCAAGATACGACTGAAATTAGCCGTATGATTGAGATGGAGGAATGGTTCAACGAGAACCTTAAACCATTACTGGAAGCCCTACCACGTCAAGAGGAAAGTTACTACGGCTTAGACTTCGCACGTAAGAAAAATGCATGTTCGCTCTGGATGAATCAGCGTAAGCAAGATGGCAGACGTTATTGCCCGTTTGTTTTTGAAATGTTTAACGTGCCCTATAAGCAACAAGAAAAGGTCATGCTGTTAATTCTAGCCATGTTGTCGAATCTACGAAAAGGCGCTCAAGATGCAACAGGTAACGGTGGCTATTTAGCTGAAGCATTAAAAATCATTTACGGTGAACGTATTGAAGCGGTCATGTTAAATGAAGGCTGGTATCGAGAGAATACCCCTCATTTTAAAGCTGCTTTAGAAGACGGTGAAATTATTGACATGCCAGCGGATCGGGATATTCAGGAAGATCACGCGCATTTGTATTGGTCAAAGGTGTGGCCCGTATTCCTGAAGCTGGCAAATCAAATACTGATAAAAATCGACATGGTGACAGTGGTATTGCTCACCTGCTTTGTGATTACGCCAGTTGCAACCCTGAAGCACCTATAGAGTTTATGTCTATCGCTATGAATCCAAACTCACAAGATGAATTTGAAGATGATCTTGAAAGTCTGCTGTCAGATTTTAATTATATGTAATTGAACGGGGTGACGTTAGATTGCGGGAACAATCTAACGCCCCTTTTAGACAAACCTAGCTTGTCGCAAAGCAAAGCCCCGCTACTGTGATCACAGCAGCGCAAGGCTATCAGTAATTCTAACGCTATGCGAGAAGGTGTACCTATGGAGCATATTAAATGCAACTCATGTGATCGACTTTTACTCAAAATCGGGCATTTTGATAAGATTGAAATCAAATGCCCTCGTTGTAAAACTTTAAATTTTTTGAGCGTCAAGAACGCCTTGCCCGATTGCCAAGAGCAACGGAAGCGTAAAAATGACCGAACAAACCAAACCAAGCCCGAAAGCCCCTGCTAAAAATGGCTACAAATACAAACCGCAATGGGGCGTATTAATTCATTGTAAAGATGAAAAACACCAACAATCTATTTATGAATTAAACAAATCTCAAGGTCTTAAATGCAAGGTGGTATCACTATGAAAATTGATATTCATCATTCATGCACTGACTTTGATAGTTACCGATCTGCCCGCGTAAAAAGTTTATTTAATGTCGAATCGGGTGCTGATGTTCACATTCAAGCCGATTTACCACTGGAACAAAGCGATTGGAAAATTGGCGTGATTGTTGGCGCAAGTGGTACAGGTAAAACCAGTATTGCAAAATCAATTTGGCAAGATGTAGGAATCTATAACCCTACTTGGTCAAGTGATAAGCCTATTATTGATGATATTGCACCCGATCAACCTTTCGATAATGTACCCGCTGCGCTCTCCAGTGTGGGTTTAGGTACAGTGCCTACATGGTTACGCCCTTATCAAGTTTTAAGTAATGGCGAACAGTTTAGGGCGAACCTTGCTAGGGCAATTTGTGAAGCTCCAGCGCGTTTAATTGTCGATGAATTTTCGTCAGTTGTAGATCGTCAGATCGCATGTATTGGGGCTGGTGCATTTGCTAAGGCTTGGCGCAGAACTAAGGGGCAAGCGATTCTTGCTACGTGCCATTATGACGTTTTGGATTGGCTCGAACCTGATTGGATTTTTGATACCAATACAGGCCAATTTCATGGGAGGTCGGAAAGGCGCAGACCTAAGTTTGAAATGGAAATCCATCAAACAAACTGGCGACATTGGGCATTTTTTGAAAGGCATCATTATTTAAAAATGCCCAATATGATTGCGGCAACTAACTATGTTGCGACAGTAAATGGCGAGCTAGTTGCACACTTAGCAGTTTCGACAAGACCAGGACTCATCGAAGCACGTTCTTGTCGACTAGTTGTTTTACCTGAATGGCAAGGTGCGGGTGTAGGGCTAAGATTTTTAAATGAAGTGAGCGAGATGTGGTTGCGAGGAATAAACCGTTATAACAAGCCTATGCGGACGATTTTCCATACCTCACACCCTGCTCTTGCAGCCGCATTACGTCGAGATTCAAAATGGACTCAAATCAGCGGAAAGTTAACAGGAGATAAAGCTTCTAAAAATTTAAAAAGCATGGGGAAATATGGCGGCCATTGGCGAGCTGTTCAAGGCTTTAGATACTTGGAGCAGATTATAATGACTAAAGTTATGATTGTTGGTCAAAAATGGTTAGCCGAACAGTTAGTAGAATATTGTATAGAGAATCAGATTCATGTTGTTGCTGTTGCTGCTCCGTCTATGAATGATCGTTTAGCGATAGCAGCAAATCGCTTTGATATACCCGTTAGAATTGCACCAGTTCAGTTAGATTCTAACGATGTACCAAACGATACTGATTTAATTCTTTGCGCTCATGCTCATTGTTACGTGACTACAGAAGCAAGGAAAAAATCTTTACTGGGCGCATTAGGTTATCATCCATCTTTACTTCCAGCCTATCGCGGAAAAAATGCAATTCAAGCCGCCTTAGATAACCATGAGTTAATGACAGGCGGTTCGTTGTATTGGCTTGATGATGGTTGGGATACTGGAGCAGTATTTATGCAACAGTCCTGTCAAATTAAATTTAGTAATGCACGTGATCTATGGGTCAAGCAGCTTGCTCCATTAGGATTAAAGTTATTTGCCGCAGGTTTACAATCATTAAAAGGAACTCATTCCATCTAAACAATAAAAGTTGTATAACTAAAAATGAATGCCGATATCAGTATTGGCATTTTTTTCATGGCTAAAAAAGACAAAAGATTGAAAGATAATCGTTCCGCATTAGATGCTCCGCAGACTGCAGACATCGGCATGATTAATCAACAAGACCATCCTGCGCTTGGCCTCACACCACAGCGTATGGCACAACTTTTGATTGCCGCAGAATCAGGCGACTTATCTGCTCAAGCTGATTTGGGCGCTGATATGGAGGAGCGCGACGGGCATCTGTATAGTGAATTGGATAAGCGTAAGCAAGCTGTCAAAAGTTTAGATTGGCATGTAATTCCGCCCAAAAATGCTTCAGAACAAGAAAAGAAGATAGCTGCTGAAGTCCACGACTGGGTAGATGATATTGATGATTTTGAAACCGTTATTTTTGATGCATTAGATGCAATTGGTCACGGCTATAGTTGTCAAACTATTGAATGGGAGCGTGTAGGTAATTTAATTCTGCCTGCATCTTTTGAACATTGTTTATCCGTGAATTTAAAACGCCATTAAACCAACCGAATGAATTGCGAATTAATGATGGCTCTATAGACGGTGCTGAATTTTGGGATTACGGCTGGCTCAATCATTACCATAAAGCAAAGTCGGGTTATATAGTACGTTCAGGCTTACACCGAGTTTTATGTTATCCGTATCTGTTTAAGAATTATGGCATTCGTGATGTTTTAGAATTTTTGGAAATCTATGGCCTACCAATTCGTGTGGGTTCTTATCCAGCAGGCGCGACCAAAGAGGAAAAATGGACATTACTAAAAGCTGTTCTAAGTATTGGTCGTGATGCTGGCGGAATTATCCCGCAGGGCATGAAAATTGATTTTCAAAATGCAGCAAGTGGCGATACTGATAATCACATGAGTTTGATTAAGTGGTGTGAACAAACTCAATCGAAAATCATTGTTGGTGGAACGCTATTAAGTCAAGCTGATGGTAAAACCTCAACTCATGCCCAATCAAAAACCCATGAAGTCCAATTTCAAACATTGATTAAATCGGATGCTAAACAACTTGGACGTTCAATCACAGGGACGTTAATTGATTATTTAATGCGGTTGAATTTTCCGCACATTTCTAAAGATCGTTACCCTAAATTTAAGTTTGATACCACTGATATTGAAGACATTGAAATTTTCAGTAAATCGCTTCCTGAATTAGTTGATGTTGGGATGCAGATTCCTGTGGCGTGGGCGCATGAGAAACTAGGCATTCCATTGCCCGATAATAAAAATACTGCTGTTTTATCTCGTGCAACGCAACAGAACATTGCTGCCAATAATCAGCAGTTTAAGAGCTTTAGGCTTGCTGCGTTGTCTCAACAACTACAGAACAATTTATACACTGATCAAGTTGCGTTAGATGAAGCGATCAGACTGTTAGATGTTGGTCAACTTAATGCACAAGCACAAGTGATGATTCAAGCTGTACTGAAGCAATTAGAAGCAGCAACGACCATTGATGATGCACTAGGCATCATTGCAAATATCAGTCCAGATAAGTCGGCTGATCAGATGCAAGACATGCTTGCTAAGTTGATTTTTGCTGCTGAAGCATGGGAGCGATTACTGCCCAGTCGGAGTTGCGATAATGCCACTTAACTCCAAAACTTTACATGCTTTTTTTGGTCAGCCGCCTGAAGTAGCGATTCGTTATCTGGAAGATAAGCAGCTCGTACCATCCAAGGTTTGGCATGAGATCAGAGACGAAGCTCATAACCAAGCGTTTACAGTTGCGAACTTAGCAAGAATCGACTTGCTTGGTGACATTAAGCAATCATTAATTGATGCTCAAAAAAAAGGATTAACCCTACAAGAATGGCGAGAGAATATAACGCCGCAACTTAAAGCTAAGGGCTGGTGGGGTAAAGATACTGACGGCAAAGAAATGGGTAGCCCGTGGCGGCTTGAAACCATATACCGTACTAATTTGCAATCTGCTTATATGGCAGGTCGTCGGCATGAGATGCTTCAAGCCGCTGACACTCACCCGTACTGGCGATATGTAGCGATCATGGACAGTAAAACACGTCCTGCACATCGTGCATTACACGGGCGAGTGATGCGGGCAGATGATCCAGCATGGGATACCATATTCCCGCCTTGTGGTTTTAATTGCCGATGCCGTGTATCCCCTATGACTGCGGGTGCTGTAGAACGTGGAGGCTATAAAGTTGAGTCAAGCGATGGGCATCTAAGCACTGAGATCGCCAATGTGGGTTATGCCAATTCAGCAACAGTAACAAAATTAAAACTGCCAAGTATGGACATAGCATTCAAAACTGATGCTGGTTTTAATGCCGCCCCTCTACTGGTGCAACAACTCAACTGATTAAAAAAACTGCCCCTGATATTATTAAACAACTACCAGAGCACCCCGTATTTAGTCCTTCCAATGCCACTGTTGATGATTTTGTCGAACTAGGTAAGCAACGTTTAAAAGATGTTTTTAATATCCCTGCTACTGAAAATCAAACAATTAAAGACATCTTAGATAATGCTAAAAATGTCGTGGACTATTTAGAGCATCACGATAAACTACAAAAATGGGTTGTTAGAGAGCTTGAGCGTACACGTCAAGCGGGTACGATCAAAGCTGAAATCAAAGGCGGTGCACAAGCCAAAAAGATGATGCAAGAAGCAACAAGAGGTTATCCAGCTTCTTGGATGAAAGCCGCAAATGAATACGGGAAATTAAACGTAAAATATAGTACGGATCGTGGCTGGGCATATACTTCTCAAAAAGCTGAAACTGTACGCTTACCTAAATTTGGTTTATTAAAAGCCGAAAAAGGAGAAGGTTTTATTGTTGCTGGTAATATCAGTACGGCTGTACATGAGTTCGCTCATCGCATCCAAGCCGCACGTCCTGACCTTGATGACTTGTTTCAACAAGAACATAGACTTCGTACTAAACATGAGAAGCTACAAAAACTCAGTGATCTAACGGGCATTAGAAGCTATGCAGCAACTGAACTTGCTAAACCCGATGGTTACTATGATCCATACATGGGGAAAGAATATAAGCATTCTATAGGACACGAAGCGCTTGAAGTAATGACAATGGCTTTGCAGCCAATCTTAGGCGCTGAGAGACGTGATGCTAAAATGTTATTTAATATGTATAAAAAAGATACACGTATGCTAGAATTAACTTTGGGTATTTTATTCCACTGTTTATAAAAGGAGGCAGTATGGATATTGAACTAAAACATCATGATTTACCCGCTGCCACTTTGAGCTGGGATCAAGACAAGGGCAAGCTTGCTGGTGATGATGAAATCATCCGTCAGATAACAAAGGTTGCTCAATATGCCGTTGAAGACGGTTATATCGCCCATGTTATCAATGGCGTTAATTTTCCCGTCACTGAACCGTTAAAAAATAAAGATGAGTTTGCATTGGTGTTGGCATTCTTGGGCTACGCATCTAAGCACGTACCGATACCTACTCTAAACATTGATCATTCTGAGACTGTTATTTATTAATGCAAATCATCATAGACGATTCTGCCCTACAACAAAAACTACAAGATGCTGCCGACAAACTAGCCGACACTACTCCGCTTATGCAGCGTTTATCTATGACACTGCTCAATACCACTGAAGAAAATTTTAATGCAGAAGGTCGCCCTAAATGGGCGGCCCTAAATCCTGAATATGCTGCACGTCGCAAAGGCGGTCAGATGCTTCAGTTATCTGGTCAACTTGCAGCAAGCATTACACCGTTTCATGGCGTTGACTATGCAGGTGTTGGCTCAAATAAAGTCTATGCTGCTATTCACCAATTCGGTGGTAAAACACGTCCTCATACAATCCAGCCGAAAAAAAAAAAGCTTTAGCTTTTGGTGGTGGTGTATTTAAAAAAGTTAATCATCCTGGTTCAAACGTTCCTGCCCGTCCATATTTACCGATGGATAAGCAAGGAAATTTACAGCGTGAAGCCTTTGAAGACGTTACAGAAACCATAGATTTATATCTAAAAAGTATTTTTTAATCCTATCTCTATAATAAATCTGGCGTTAGATTGCGTTAGACAGCCGTTAGATTTTCGATTCTTTCTAAAAACGATAAATGATAGCTATGCAGTTTTTGCGTGGCTTAAATCTGCTGTTTATTCATTTTAAAAATTAAAAAAATATTGGAAGTCGTTCCGTCTAAACCCTACTTTTTTCTTTTGTCATGCTTGCTGCATGAAAACAAAACTTTTAGTCGCTGCATGCGCCTCTGTACTGAACCAGTCGGAGCAATATCTACTCATTATTCCTGAAGGTAACTTTAAGGGAGTAGATGGTCGTCCTTATGAAGCTCCGCACTGGACTTTAACACCAGAGCGTGGTCGTCAGATCGTTGCTGCTTTAAATAGTCGCAATATAGACATGGTGGTTGATTACGAGCATGGAACGCTCAAGGCTCAGGAGACTGGGCAACCCGCGCCTGCGGCTGGATGGTTGGAAAAAGAAAAGTTTACTTATATAGAAGGAGTTGGATTATGTAGCACTCATATTAAGTGGACAAACAACGCTCAAACATTTATTGACGCTGAAGAATATAAATATTTATCCCCTGTTTTTACATATACGCCAACTGGTGAAGTTACAGGCCTGTTGTGTGTTGCTCTGACTAATACCCCGAATCTTGATGAGTTGCCTGCATTACTTGCAGCCGCGGCACAGGATTTATTTGCTCAAAACAATGAGGATTTATCAATGAACGAGTTTTTAAAACTCATGTTGTTAAAACTTGGGCTTGCTGAAAATGCAACTGAAGAAGAAGTTTTGACAGCCGCTAACAGCTTTTTTGCAACGTTTGACAGTGCATTCGGTACAACGCTTGCTCAAGCACAAACTTTGACTGAAGCAGCAAGTGTTGCAATTGCAACTCGAACTGCTGCGAATAGCCAGCAACCCGATCTATCTCAATATGTGCCCATTTCAGTTGTTACAGATTTACAGACTGAAATTGCAGAGTTAAAAGGTGCAGCCCAAACCAATGAGATTGAAACACTCATTACAGCAGCTTGTAGTGATGGCCGTTTGCGTGGTGAAGGCATGGTGTCTTGGGCAACCAGTCTGGGTAAAGACAATCCACAGGCTCTAAAGGACTTTCTAGATAAAGCCCAAAGATTGCAGCATTACAAGGCAAGCAAACTGACAAGATTGCAGCCAATCATCAACAACAGGGTCAACATACACCTGAAGCATTACACGCTGCAGGTCTAATGGGAGTTACTTTGCCATGAGTAGCATTTTAAGAAATGGACGTGATCGAAAAACGCCGCGTCGAGATTTAGGACTAATTGTTCTCAAAGTCAAAGCAGATGCTGTTATTCACGCTGGTTTTATCGTCTGCGTTGATGCAACTGGTTTTGCGGTAGAAGGGCAAGCAACAGACGACCTTATTTATATGGGGCGAGCTGAAACCTTTATTGATAACACTGACGGTTTAGACGGTGATGCCGAAATTGTTGTGCGTACCAATAGCGCATTCTTATATGACAACAGCGCAACTGATCCAGTAGATCAATCATCAATTGGTCAAGCCTGCTTTATTGAAGATGGGCAAACAGTAGCAAAAACAGATGCAGCGGCAACCCTATCTAAAGCAGGTCGTGTTGTTGGTGTAGACAACGACGGAGTATGGATCGAATGAAAGTAAATGGCGCAGCAGTTGACGGAATTTTTGTAAGTTTATCGACGCTTTTTAACAATGCATTTGCCAGTGAAAATACGCAATGGCAAGAAATTGCAATGGAAGTACCAAGCAACAGCACATATACGGATCATCGTTGGTTGGGTAGTTTTCCAATGATGAAAGAATGGGTTGGTAAGAAGAACATTAAAAAGCTAGATGATTACCAGTACATCGTTAAGAACAAAGCTTATGAATCAACAATTGAAGTCAAACGTGACGATATTGAAGATGATCAACTTGGTCTTTATGCAATCCAAGCGACGAATGCAGGTAGCGCAGCTAAAAAGCATCCTGATCAACTCGTATTTCAAGCTGTAAACAGCGCGTTTACAGCAAAGTGTTTTGATGGCCAGCCTATGGTGTCAGCAAACCACAAAGTTGGCAAAAGCACTGTAAGCAATAAAGGAACAAAAAGCTATCTACAGCCACACTTGCAGCTGCTGAACTGTCCTATGGTGCAGGCCGTCAGGCAATGATGGAATTTGTTGATGAGGAAGGTGAATCATTAGATGTCATTCCTAATATTTTGCTTGTTCCGCCTGCGTTAGAAACTGTTGCTAAACGCATGGTCACAGACAAGAAGTTAGGTGACGGTTCTGAAAACCCTTATGTAGGGACAGCAAAAGTTGTTGTTTCAACGCGTATCAAAAACCCAAATCACTGGTTCTTATTAGACACAACCAAACCTGTGAAACCGTTTCTTTATCAAAAACGTAAAGCAGCTCACTTGGTTAAATCAACCAATCCTGAATCTGCAAATGTGTTCTTGGAAGGCGTGTTCTACTTTGGTGTTGAGGCTCGTGGTAATGCTGGCTTTGGCTTCTGGCAACTTATCTACGGTTCTGACGGATCACAAGCATAAGAGGTGATTTATGAGCTATGTCACAGTTGAAGCTATGCTTGCGAAGTTTGGTGAAAAAGAACTTGTCGAATTAACCAGCAATGGCGGTTTTAGCATTCAGATTAATTTCGATAAGTTACAAATTGCTATTGATGCCGCAAATAGCGAGATCGATGGATATTTATCAAGTCGTTATCAATTGCCATTAAAAGTCATTCCGCCATTTTTAGTGTCAATTGGCTGTGACATTGCTCATTTTCATGCCTCTGTTGGTGAAACGTTAGAAACAACTAGAACTAAAACTCGTTATGAAATTGCGATCAAGAACCTGATCAATATTTCAAAAGGTCTAGTGGCTTTAGGGGGTGCTCCTGCGGGTGCATCATCCCCTGCCCCTACTTCTTCAAATAATGTGATGTGGTCAGTTGGTCGTCGTGATTTTGGACGAGGTTACTAACATGGATTTAAGCGCAATTGAACAAGGGATAAAAGATGCAATTAAGTCTTTAGATCGTAAATATATTGCCGCTATTGAGACTTATGGGGGTGAATTTGATGAAGATCTCGCAGCTGTTGTGCGCCGTTTTCCTGCCGTTTGGACGACCTTTGGCAGCGCTGGAAAGCCAGAACAATTATCGGCTCGTAAATTTCGAGTACCGCTGGTGTTTGTCACGTTGGTTGGCGCACGTTCGTTGCGTAATGAAGAAGCAGCGAGACATGGGCTTACGGAAAATGGGCAGCTTGTCAGCGTCGGAACGTTTCAGCTGTTGCAAGACGTGCAACTTGCATTATTAAACAACAATCTTGCCGCACATGGGGTACGTGGTATTACCCATTCACTATCGGAAAGATCGACAAAATTTTCGATAAGCGCACTCAGGAAGCAGCGATTAGCATTTTTGCACAGCAGTGGCATACAAGTTGTGTCGTCACTCATTCAGCTTCTGATCGTGACCTTGATGTACCAATGTCAGATTGGATGCAGAAAGTAAACGTCGATTATCACGTAAATGATGATGACTCTGCTGAAGCAACAGACCTAATCATTCTTAATCAGAATCAAGGATAATTAATATGCCTGTTCCAGACAACATTAGAACACCTGACATTTACACTGATATTAATTTAAATGCTCAGCGATCTGGTTTACCTGCAAATACGCACCGTATTTTATTCATCACGAATGATGATCAGATGCCACCAGAAAATGAAGGCGATAAAAAAATGCCTATTTCTATATATGACAAAGCTCAAGCTGAAATGATGTTTGATGGCGGCGACTCCCCTTCAGAAGCTGGTCGGATGATCACGGCTGCAATCAAAACAAATCGTGTTGTGGATGTGCAAATTCTGGGAAAGCTTCTAGCCATAACGTAATTAGCTGTGATGGGGCTTTACCTTATTTAACTTCTACCGATGTGCATGGTGATGATTACGAAGTGGTTGTTGATGGCGTTTCCTATGGAACATACACCATTACTCAAGTCAATGAATTGACTGCGTTATTTGATTCATTAGATATAACTTATATCACTGAGGAAATGTAATGTTTTTTGAATTAGAGAATAGAAGTAATGAGAATCGACGAATCCAGTTTATTCCGCGTCCATCAAATCCGAATATGTTTACTTTAAATGATGCTGAAGCAGGTGCTGTTTCTATTGATCCTGCAACAGGTACATTGAATGTTTGTTTAGCACCTTCGGAAATCATCGAAGTCCCATGGGACATTGAATATGGAATTGGGGAAGAAACGATTCGTGAGTTTTCAGGAAATCCTATTCCATCATCTTTTGCTGATAATGCCGCAGGTGCTAGAGCTGGACAGTTTGAAAACGCCTCATCGTTAAAAATTAACAATACTGTAAGTCAAATTGGGACTGATGCCTTTAGATATTGGCTTAACGCTACTTCATTGCTACTACCAAATAGTCTTTTACACATAGATCATCAAGCTTTTCGGTTTTGGAGCAGTTTAGAGCAAATACTTATACCAGACAGTGTTCTAAGTATCGGTACTTACAGTTTTGCTAATTGTACTAATGCACAAAGTATCGATATTGGTACTAATGTAGGTGCAATTTATGGAAATGCTTTTGAGGGTTGTACCTCTTTAACGCAGATCACTGTTAACTCTCTCACGCCACCGACGCTTTACTCAGGTGCATTGAACGATACCAATAACTGTCCTATTTATGTACCTTCAGATGTTGTGGACACTTATAAACAATCAGATGGTTGGAATGATTTTTCTGACCGAATCTTAGCAATTCCATAGGAAATAATCTCATGTCTATTCAAGAAACAATCGCACCTCTTGGGCATACAATTATTGCTTTATCCGACCCAGCATTAGCGGCAGACAGCTTAGATTGGTCTGAGTATTTAAATACAGTGAGTGGCCCTATTGAGCAACGTCCAGCTATTCTCATTGTTCCTTTTACTGATGTGGATGAAGCTCAAGCTTTTACAGCTCAAGCACCAGTTAAAACCAATTTCCGTATTTTGGCAGCTTGCTATCATGGCGCAACAGGTCAAACAGCTGAAATTGCCGCTTGTGTTGCAGCAGCCTTAGCGGATTCTAACGACCCTGCACTGCCCTTTAACGGTGTTAATCTATCTGGCCTAAAACCCGTAGATGATCAATACAAGTTGACGTGGGAACGTACTGAAGCAGCACTGCAACATGGCGTTTGCATGATTCAAACTGGGGCTGATGGTGTGCCAGAAATTGTACGTGCATTATCAACCTATCAAGCTAACCCAACAAATGGTGATCCTGATGACATCGTTGCGGACATCAACGGAGCGCTCGTTCTCGACTATACACGTAAGGTTGTCCGTATTGCTGTACGTCGTAATGGCCGCAGAAAAAATACAGCTCGTGAGCGTAAAAACTTGCGTTCATTAATTCTCGTTGAGTTAATCAAGCTTGAAGATGCTGAAATCTTACAAAACGTTCGTGAACGTGCAGACGAGTTACTTGTACTTGAAGATCGTACAGATCGCTCACGTGTCAATGTTCAGATTCCTGCGGATTGGGTACGTGGTATGCACGTAATTGCTGCAACACTAGATGTCTATTGATAAAAAACTTTACCCCGCTACAAAAAATCCTCATTAGACTAACTAATGAGGATTTTTTATTGGAACTCATTCCATCTAAACACTGAACTAAAAACCAATAACAATGAATCATGTTTTATTAAAGGGATTAGCAAATGTCTGCTGATGATGAGTTAGTTGGAACAATTGTCTTATATGTAAACAATCAAGAAATTGACTGTGCTTCTGTAAGCTCAAATGAACAGGGTTTACGCAAAATAGTTCCGACGATGAATAGCAAAGGTCGTGCAAATAAATCTGCAAGTACAACAGCTTCAGGAACATTACAAGTTGCGGCTTTTATTCCGAAAAAAGGTGCTGTGGACTGGGCTGGCATCAACGGTGCAACGATTATTATTGAATCCCAAGATGATGGTTCATATCGTGAAATCTATAGCGGTGTTGGCGTGACTAGCGTCGGTAAGCAATTCACAGTTGATGGTGAAGCGACTCAATCGCTTGAATGTTTCTATAAAGATTATATTGTCGAGTAATAAATTATGAACTTATTTGTCGAGGGGCAACTACCAGTTGCAATCAAAGTTTTGTCTGGCCAGACAGAACTGAAGTTGAAAAAATTTGAAATGACAACGCTTGACGTTGAAGGCTTGTTAGAGCTGCATAGTCGTTTAAAACCTGAACAATATACAAAGATTGCAGAGATGTGTGAACAAGTCAAATTGATTGATGACGACGGTAATGCACATGATTTGCTATATGAATCTTTGATGAAATCAAGCAAACAAAATTTAGAATATCTCAATGCAAAACGAGATGAGCTTGAAGTAAAGGAACAAGCCGAGAATTAAGCGATATTGCTCTGTTGATCGGTGCATTGCTTAGAGTTGGTGTGCCGTATAGCGAAGCCAAAACAATGCCAGTGCCTTTCGCGCTGGCATTGTTAAATGGGCTTAAAGATGGGCGGCGGAACAATACCCATTCAAATGGCGGCGGTGGTAAACGCAAAGTAGCAACTAGACGAAAGAGCAGAGAAAATGAGTAAGAATACAACTGTTAGTTTGACGTTGCAGCTTAAAGGCAATGCGGCTCAAGAGCTAAAAAAAATTGGTGATGAGCAAGTCAAATCTACAACTAACGTCAATCTGCAATGGCAAAAAGTTGGTACAGCTCAAGCTAAATTTGTAACGCTGGCCCAAAAAGGCAAGCAAGAAACTCTAAATACCGCGCGTGCTGGAGATAATCTGTTAAGAACAAGCAGAATGATTGAAGGTGTGTTACGTCAGCAATCAATTCAAACTAGATTACAGACTCAACAACTCAAAACTCAACAAGTGGCTGCTGCGCAAATTGCTAATTATATGAAGCAAGTTGAGCAGTCCAGTAAACGGACTCAACAGCATACTCAACAAACAACCTCATCCATGTCATTAATGCAAAAAGGCACAGCTATTGCAGGTACGGCTGTTGGCGTTGGGTATATGCTGCAACAGCCGATTAAGCGCACAGTCGATTATGATCGTGATTTGCACTATGCAGCACAAAAGCTTTCTGACTCACCAGCAGATTGGAATCCGACAAAAAAATGGATGAATAACATTATTGTTAGCCATGCCGTTAAAGGCGGTGTTAATCGTGATACGTCATTTTTAGCGTTAGATGAATTAATCGCTGATGGCGCTTATAACGATGACAATTTAGAAAAAATGAAAGCAAATCTTGTTAAAGCCCACTATGAAGCAGCAAAATCAGCACTAGCCTCAGGCGGAGACATTATCGATTTTGCAAAAGTCGGACTGGCTGCAAAGAAAAGAAATCTAGATGAAGCAAAAATGCAAGCAATGGTCATTAAAGCTGATGACTTAGGTGCAATGAGCGCTAAAGATATTTCAAAAGCACTACCAGCTCAACTAGGTAAATTAGCAGCTGACCAAGTAAATAATGATAAATCTGTTGCTCAATTAATTGCTTTTAATGAAGTTGCAATGAAAACTGCTGGAACAGCTAGTGAAGCAGATACGAACGTTCAAAACTTTCTAGGTAAGATGTATTCAAGTGATACAACACAACGATTAAAAAAAGATCACAATATTAATTTACCTGTACGATATGCAATGGGTAAAAATGAAGGAAAAACTGATTTTGACGTATTTTTAAGTGTCGCTGATGAGATTCTTGCTAAGGACACTAAAATGAAAGCTGTTCTTCATAAGCTCTCTACAGCTAAGAATAATGAAGATGCAAATGCAATTTTAGAAACACAAAAGGGAATTTTTGAACAATCGGGATTAGCCGCTATTTTGCCAGATATGCAAGCGTTAATGGGATTGGTAGCGCTAAAGCGTTATAGCACTGAATGGGCTGAAATGACCAATGTAGCTCTGACTCAAGGTGAGCAAACACGTAATTTGAAGTATGAGTTTAATCAAAAAGAGCTTGCCTCATATGGCATAAATGCATTTGATGTTACGCGTAAAAATGCTGAGTTTCAGACTTTACAATCAACAGTTGACTCATTGGGTGATATGGGCCGTAAAGTTGCCGAACTTACAGAACAATATCCTGATCTAATTGGTATGATGGGAAAAGCTGAACTAGCCTTGAAAACATTGGCAATAGCTGCAGGCGGTGCTGCATTTGCACAAATTATTTCAAGTAAGGGCGGGTTTGATGGTGGCATTTTATCTACGAAAAAAGGTGGTGCTAAAAATTTCATCAAAGGCGCTTCGTTAGTTACACTTGCAACAGGCGGTTATAGCCTGTATTCAACCTATAAAGATGATCAACTTACCCCTGCGGAAAAGAATGTCAAGCAAGCAAGTGCCGTAGGAGGTATGGGCGGTACACTTGCGGGTGCAGCAGTAGGCGCGGCGATTGGTTCAGTTGTTCCAATTATCGGAACAACTGTTGGAGGATTGATTGGTGGCGGACTAGGTTATTGGGGCGGATCGGCAGGCGGAGAAGCTTTTGCTGAACACTTTAATGAGCAGAATGGCATTATGGATACTCAATCTAAATTGCTTGAAGAACAAAATAAGTTAAGTCGTGATTTATCCAGTAAGTTAAGTCAACTGATTAATGTCACTAGTCAAAATAAACCTATTCACTTTCCAAATACAATGACAAATGTAGGTGAGCGCAGCGGTGCTGTGGCAACAAAGCCTTTGATTTTTAAAGATCCATTTTAATGATATAGTCTATTTATTTAGGGGGATTTATGAAAAAACTTATATTTTGCGGTCTTTTTGCTGTTTTAGTTGGCTGTTCAAATCAAAGTAATCAATCAATTGACGTTGAGCATCCTGAAGCAACGGTATCAGATACTAATTTAAGTACTAATAGTGATGATATTACTTCAGAAGAAGCACAAACTTTTGCTACAAAGCTTTATCAGAAGATAGAGGGCGATCAGCAGTTCTTAGAAGATGCTTTTGAATTAAAAGAATATCAAACTCTTTCAAAATATGTACTTTCTGATTTTTCCGAATATATTAGCACACCTCACATTTATGCCCCACGAGCAATAGGGTATATAAATAAATACTTTCCAGATAGTAATTTAATAGACCCTTATAATATTTGTGATACGGCATTTCGTGATCTTAGCTTATATGCAGGTGCAATGATGAATCTTACCCGTGAAGATACAGCAGTACTACGTCAAATATTAAAACAGGAAAAAGATGACTTTTTAAAGTCAAAAGCTAAGTGTGAACATCGTATAAATTTGACTTATGAGCAAGCTGTCGATGAGTACGAAAAAGAATAATTTTTAGTGGAACTCATTCCATCTAAACTTTAAAACTTAGATTTAACAAAATAGCCCTATCAACTTAATAGGGCTTTTTTATGGCATGGGAAACTGAGTTACAGCAAGCAAGTTTTAGAGGCGTGTTATTTGATTGCATCTCAGTCAATGATAGTTCTTCTAAAGCTTTAGCTGTGCATCAAGCCCCCTATTCTGATGACGCGATCATAGAAGATATGGGCAAGGACGCTCAAAGAATTGCTTTACAGATTTTCTTGTCAGGTAGTGATTATCTTGTCTATCTCAATGCGTTAGAAACTGCATTGAATCTAACGGGTGAAGGTGAGCTGATTCACCCGATTCACGGTATTAAAAATGTTCATGCTGAAAACTGGAACGTCGTTCATAACACTGACACAGTAGATGGCTGCATTATTGATGTCGATTTTTTAGTTGCTAAAGCTGAACGTAAGACGCTATTTATTCCAAGAAGTCTGCCGCCTGAGATTGAGTACACTCACGTCATTCTAACGCCTGCTGCTGCGTTACAACGCGAATTAGAACAGCTTCAAGACAAAGACCCTAACCTATTTTTTACTATCGTTAATCGTATTCGCAACGGTCTACAAAAGGCCCGTCAAATCTTGGTATTGCTCGTTCTGCTGTCGATAATATTTTATCACCACCGACATGGGCCGTTGGTCTTGTTGATGATGTAGTACGTCTTGCCACGTTTGAGTTTGATGATATTTCAGCAATCAGTAAATGGCGCTCAATGATTGATCGTGTCAATCGTGTTGCAAAAATCTTTGATGAAGATAATGCAAATGATAGCCCGCATTTAAGCAGTTGTGGCGATCTGTAAGAATTGCATCATCGGTTGGGACAGCTCAAACAATCGTTAAGCAAACACGCTCTGAGATGGCTCAGAATCGTGACATTAATGTCACCCCGATTGATCTGGCAATTGTTCGTCAACGAGTACGGAAAGACATTCAGCAAACGATTATTATTGAACGTGAAATAACTCAAGAAGATGCTACACAATTTAATATTGATCCTGCATTACAAGTTGCTCAATACAAAATCTTAGCAAGTGACGTACATGACCAAATTCAAGCATTAATTGAGACACGTCCACCTATTACCAATACCCCTCTTTTATTGCCGTGCACAGCTCACTGGCTTGCACATAAACTTTATGGCGATATGAATCGTGCTGAAGAAATTAAACGCTTAAATCCGTCTGTATTTAACTTTGCTGTGTTGCAAGCGGGCATGGAGTTGATTACTTATGCTCGATAACAACGGTAAAGAAATCCGCTTAATTGTAGGCGGTTTTGAATGCGGTGACTGGGATGATGTGACTATAGATAGTCATATTGATGTACCCGCAGATGCATGGTCAATGACCCTGTTCAATCCCCAGTTGGGAATTTGCCTGAAGGCGTGAAAGCAGGTACTAAAGCCGAAATCTATTACAAGGATGAGCTGATTCTAACGGGTATTGTCGATCATCTAACAGAGTCGATTAGTCGATCAGGGCGAGTTTTACAGCTTTCAGGTCGTGACATGGTCGGTCAACTTATTGATTGTTCTGTACCGATCAAAAACTCAAGACAAGTCACTTTATCAGCATTATTAGAGCAATTTGTACTAACTGATTTAAGCTCGATTTTTGAAACAGTTCGGGTACAAGATGATAACTGGCTGAAGAATAAAGTCACCGTCGAACCCAGTGAATCTCTTTATGATGCGATTGCTAAAGCAGCTCAAGTAACGGGGCAATTTGTTTGGTTCGACGTCGATAACGGTTTGCTGATCGGCGATCCGTTTAAGTTTGCTGATCAAAACATTCAAACACTGAAATTAATGCGTGCAGGACTCGATAACAATGTCATTAGCATGAGTTATGAAGAAGATGTTTCACGTGTTTTTACTGACATTAAAATATTGAGTCAGGATGAGAAAGGTCGCGCAATTTCAGCATCAACAACAGCGCAAACGCCCTACGCTTTTAAACGCCTAAAAATCGTCACTATGGGCGATATTGAAACACAAGCTGAAGCACAAGCGGCCATAAACAAGATCAAACATGATAATGATTTAGAGGCCTACACGCTGACTGCTACCGTTCCAGACTGGACTATTAACGGTCAGGTCTGGAAAACAGGCGGTCAAGTCAATTTACAGACTGATGTCCTGATTCGTGCCAATGCGACATGGGTTGTTATAGGTCGCACTCTTAAACTTCATCGCAATGGGGGTAAAACCACCATATTGACACTTAAACGCAAAGGCGATTGGCGCAACCACTCATCTATAAAGAAGCAGAGAAAAAGCCACAAAAAGCTAAAAAAATCAAAAAAGGCACAAAGAAAAATACTGTTGATCTGGACGAAAAAGCATTTTTGGAGAGTATGCGATGAGCAAGATTTCAAGGGCTTTAGCTCAGGTACGACAGGCATTTTTAGGCATTGTTGCTCGTGCTGGCATTAAAGCCCAAGTCACTGGGAATGATGACGAAGTGCTTGAGGAAATGGAAATTATCCAGCAAGTCGGTTTTAGTTCTTGGATTCCTGAAGGCAGTCGAGTTGTGATCATTCCCCTACTTGGAAAATCATCAAGATCAATCATTGTGGGTTCTACAGAAGCCCCAGTAATGATTACCGTATCTGAAGGTGAGACATGCATTTATGACCAGTTTGGTCATCAAGTTTTGCTCACCGCATCGGGAGTGAAAATTAAAGGCGATACCGAGATTGATGGCAAATTGACCGTTACAAACGACATTGAATCTAACGGTCAAGTCAGTGATGAATTGGGTTCGATGTTAGAAATGCGGGAGAAATACAACATTCATAAACATGGCAATACGCCAGTACCCGATCAATTAATGGAATAACAGTATGGCGAATATTGACTTAAAAACTCGTGACTACATTGTCGATAGCTTGGATGAAAATTTTGATGCTGATTTATTCCAAGCAGTCATCATGCGACTCAATATCCATCGCGGCAAATATTGGGCAAATCCGAATTTAGGTAGTCGATTTTATCTATTGAAACGTTCTAAAGACGTGCCACGTAATAAGTTGCTTGCTATCCAATATGCTGAAGAAGCATTAGCAGATTTAGTACCAGGGCGAATCGCTGATCTTGATGTGACTGCATCACAAAATGAACGCAGCCGCCTGAATCTACATATTGAGATCACTCTTTTGACTGGTCAAAAACAAAACATTATTTATTTTGTCCCTGTGGGTGGTTGATATGGCTTTTCAGATTCCAAGTTTTGCAAAAACTAAAAATACAATCTTACAAGAGATTAGAAACTTAACAGGTATTACTGCACATGATGACAGTGATGCAGCAATCCGTGCGGATGGTACAGCATCGGTAGTAGACGGCTTATATAGTCATCAAGTTTATATTCAGAAGCAGTTATTTATTGCCACTGCAGACGAACCATTTCTTTATATTCATGCTAATGAGCTTGGTCGTCCAAGATTAGGCGGTACACAAGCCTCTGGAACAGTTACAGCTATTTCTAATATTACTTTGACCGTTATTGCTGGCAGTAAGCTAACAGACGGTAAATCACACTACTGGACTGTTGCAAATGACACTGAACTCTTAGCAAATACATCAACACCCGTTGATGTTGTTGCGGATCAGCTTGGTGCAAGCTGGAATTTTAACGGTAGTTTGATGTGGGTCAATCCAGTGGCGGGCCTAAGTAGCACCGCTACGGATGTCTCTATTGGCGGTGGTACTGATGAGGAAGCTTTGGAAGTTTGGCGTGCTCGTCTGCTAGAGCAAAAGCAACTCGCTTGTCACGTGATCGTGCTGAAGACTTGGAAGCTGTTATAAGGACTGTTGCAAATGTAAAGCATGCCTATATTTATCCAAAAGACGTGGACTCGGCTCACTTGATGTCGCAATTACAGCAGTTGGAAATCCACCGACATTGCCAAGTGAAGCATTATTAAATGCTGCTCAATCTGTACTGGATGACTATGCTGGTTTTTGGGCAGATTGCCGCGTTTACTCACCCACTGAGCTGCTTGTACCAGTCACCGCACTCATCACGGGTAATGCTGATTTATCTCAAGTTGAACAAGTGATTCGTGATTATTTTGCTGAATTAGCACCAGCCCAACCCTATCAAGCCGCAATTCTATCGTCACGGATAATTGCGATTGCAAGCGTTACAGACGTTGTGCTTAGTCCTTCTTCTAACATTACACCAGTAGTTGACCCGCTTCATACAAGATGGTTGCGACTAGGCACTTTAACAGTGAGTAAAGCGTGATGACACTTGAAGAAACAACACAGCTTTACGCTTCAGTGCTGCGCCAATTATTGCCCGTTGGCGGATACGATACGGCTCAAAATACAGTCATTGCAGCAGATGTATATGCCCATTCTAAAGCATTGGCGCAATGTGATATTGACGCAAAAAGAATTTTGGCAGTATTGGAAGCCATTCCTCCTGAACTATTAGAAGAATATGAAAGAGAATATGGTTTGCCGCTGAAGTGTCAGACCAATATAAACAGAACGATTGAAGAACGTTTGGCAGTTGTGCAGTGGATTAGATCGACTAAGAACGTTCTAAACAAAACATATTTAGAGCAATTATTAGCTATTTTTGGTGTGAGCTTGGTTGAAGTGGTGAGATATACACCAATGCAATGTACTGCCCCGTGTGACTCTCCTGTCAACACTGAACAGCTCAGATACAAAGTAAAACTTAGGCTGCAAAGCCCAGTTTTAGCAGATATAGATTGCATCATAAAAAACTATTTACAGCATTTCTCCGCTATGACATCGAGGTAATTGAATGAAACGAATTGATAGCATTAATGCACGTCCAGATGCCAACGGAGTTGGCAAAACAGGCTTTCATGACAATGCAGACTTAAGCGGTCAAGATGCAACTTATGTCACACCCGATTGGTTAAATCACATCCAAGAAGAACTTTGTAATTTACTAGAAAAAAATGGCATTGAACTGGATGGTGAACTACGTGATCAGCTTTATCAGTTACTTGCTACTCAAGATGATCTATTAGCACTTGCAACAGCAGTTCAGAACTTGGTTGACACAAAGTACGATAAAACAGGTGGAACAATTTCAGGTAATGCTTCTATTGACGGTAACCTATCTGCAAAAATACTCAGAATTACGGGCGCTGGTGATTATGAAAAACTAGAAATCCTCACGCAAGCTGCTTGGACTGGTTTCAGAATGTTAATGCCAGATGGCAACACTTCACAAGATGTTGCTCTATTCAGTTTTGAAGGTAGCGTCTTAGCAGAAAACTTATTTTTAGGCGGTAACGGTGCAAATATTGGTGATTATTCTGGTCTAGGGCACTGAATACAATCTACAGTAATTCATCAAAGAGAACGAAATGGGTCAATATCGGCAGTGATCGTCATGCTGGTGATACTTATCTAACTGCGTACGTCTCTCTTAATCCTAATACCTTCATTGGTGTCATTGTTGCTGCTGCTCGTATTAATTCAAATGTCACCCCAGGCGGATGCAATATCTCATTCCCAGTCCCAGCTGGAGCGCAATTTCGAGTTGAAGGTACAGGAATAACCCATTGGGCTGAAATGTTTTAAGTGAGAATAAATATGAAATATTTTAAAGATACTGAGAATAATGTGTACGCTTTTGAATCTGATGGTTCTCAAGATGAACGTATTACTGAGACAATGACTTTAATGTCTTTTGATGAAGTTGATCGCCATTTATACCCACAAAAATACCTAACGGACGATGAAAAACAGACACTTTATTTAAAATCATTAAAGCCTCTTTCTCGTCGTCAATTTATGTTGGCACTTGTTGAAAATAATCTTGATGAAGCAATCGAGGCTGCAATTGCAGCGATTGAAGATGAGAAACAGCGAAAAATAATTAGCATCGAATATAAAGATGCTCAGTCATTTGAGCGTTTAAGTGAATCAGTAACGTTCATGTGTAATTTACTCAATCTATCAGATGAAGATGTAAATGCCATGTGGGAGTATGGTCAAACGTTATGAATAAAACTATTAAAACAGGTAATCCATTTTCCACACTTGTCATTATGCGTGACCGTCAAACACGTGAAGCTATTGAAGTCACTGAAGATATGAAAATTACATCAAGAATCGTGAATGCATCGGGGCAAGAAATTGCAATGTGTGAAGTAACGGTATGTGATCAATCAGCGATAAAAGGCGGCTTTATCTTAAACGTAGATCAAACGATCACGTCACAATGGAAAGCGGGTACAGCTAAGGAGACATAAAAATAAAAATTGGTGATGTTGAAAAAACTCAGTCAATTATTCATTTGCAATTGAAAAGAGTATTACATAAATGTTTGATATTGTTTTAGAAGTCCATTGGTCAAATAATCCAATACAATTAGATCAGCTTGTAAACAAGCCTGACCTTATTTTTGACATTTCTCTGGGTTTATTTACTTCACTTAATTCACCAGTTAATTCGGTTAATGGCAAGACTGGTGATATTGTCTTAAATGCTAACGATGTCGGCGCTGATCTCGCAGGTGCGGCCCAAGCTGTACTCATAATGTTAGATAATCAGAAGCTTGATAAAATTGACTATGTGCAGCACTTTAGAGGGCTTTTCAGTAGTTATGCAGCTCTTGTTTCAGCATTACCAGTTGCGCTGGATGGCGATTACGTCCACATCGATTCAGGCAGCGGTTTTGATCGTATGGTCGCAATCTGGGATAGTGATGATAGTAAATGGATAGTTAATGCTGTAAATGTCGGATCAAATACAGATGAAGTTCCAGAAGGTTCTACAAATTTGTATTTCACTTCAGAGCGAGTTCGACAAACCACATTAGGTACTGTTGATATTTCTAATTCAAGCCCTGTAAATGCTACAGATAAATTGATAGCTGCAATCTCTAAGCTTCAAGCTCAAGCGAATGCAAATAAGTGGAATTGGGTAGAGTTTGAAACTGTGGGGACATGGGACAATGGATTCAACCCTACTATGAGGTTGGGGGTACTGGCGGCATTCAGGTTTGCAAGAAAGACGGTGCATTGTGGATGAGAGGAATGTTTAGAGTTGTAGAATCATCAAGCAATCTAAGTAATCAGCTATTAACGTTTATTGACCCCCTGTATTTTTTAGATATAGATAGAGTTTTGACAGCATATCCATCTCCTAATTGGATTGGTAAAGGAGCATCTTATATATTTTCAACAGCTTTTAGATTCAGGCGTAATCAGAATTTCTTTATGTATTTAGCAAGCGCATCATCATTAACAGCCGGAGGTATTTATTTACTACCCCCAACATGTATCGGTCTATTAGGTTAAAATTGAAATCTTCTTGCAGCATGTGAAAATGGATGAGGTTCTAATTATCTCGAAATTTTATATATCCAACGTATTCTGCATCATTATATAATGCAGAATAAAGTGTAAAATAGCAGTGCAAAATTAATAATAAATTAGTGCAAAATTCGCCGAAAACTTACATATTATCAAATCAAATTTGATAGATACCAAACTATAGTGATTAAACAAATGGTGGCATTAAAAAACCACTTAGGATTAGTACACCTAAGTGGTTGTTTTATATGGTGGGCCCACCGTGACTTGAACACGGGACCAACGGATTATGAGTCCGCTGCTCTAACCAACTGAGCTATAGGCCCTATAACTTTAAATCATATTATTATGATTAAATTCTGCGGAATTTTAGTTAAATTTAACTTAAATTACAAGCAGATGATTTTATCAAACATACAGAATTGTAAGTAAAATCATTAATTGCGCTGATTCTATCTGATCTTTGCGTATTGAGTAAAGCATATATTACGTTTTTTGATCATTTATAAGACATCCAAATTTTCATTCAATCTGGAATTTGCGGATATGTATTTTCTACAAAACTCGTATTACACTGCTGTCATTCAGTTGTAATGGTTGTGACCATGAGAAAATTTTTAGGAAAAACTATATTTAAAGCAACAGGTTGGGAATATGAAGTAGATCCTAGCATTTTAGAAAAGAAACAAGTGATTATAGGTTTTGAGCATACATCTAACCTAGATACAATCTTATCACTTGCCCTATTTGAGATTTTGCAATTAAAAATCCATACTTTGATCAAAAAAGAGTTGTTTAAAGGGCCCTTAAAACATGTCCTAGAACGTCTAGGGGGTATCCCTGTTGATCGTAAGGCAAGCAAAGATATCGTGACTCAAATGGTTGATCTATTTAATCAGAATGAGCAGTTTAATCTTGTCATCGCACCTGAGGCCACTCGAGCAAAAGATGGTGAAGAACGTAAGCCAATCCGTACAGGTTTTTGGCATATTGCCAAGGCAGCGAACGTCCCAATCATTTTAATGTATGCCAATGCACGGACCAAAAAAGGTGGAGTTTTAGGGAAAATCTACCCTGCTGATCTACAACAAGATCTAGAGAAAATTAAAGCGATGTATGCTGAATATGACATTGATGTCAAAATTAATTAG